ATTGTAAAGTCTATTTGGTATTTGTCAACTCGGCAAAAGTTGGCAGATCTCTTAGGTATTTTGCATAAGATCTATGACTGTGTTCGCCCGGATGGCGATCGTCCAATGCCTTGTCCACCATGAAATACTTTATGCTCGAGTCGAACCGGGCATGGATGAAGTCGCTTTGGTTGAACAGATGTTTGATCTTGTCTTCCTCATTCCAAAATTTTTCGTTGCCTTTTTCCGCACACGCGAAAACAAAAGGACATCCTATGGATTTAAGGTGCAACCAAGCATGATCTATCATCTGCACATTATTGAATACACAGTCGGCGTCGGTGTAATAATTTTCCAAGAAATTTTTGAAACTGTCATTTTTCCATGGGCCGATGTGTTGATGGTCTTGGTCATCCTTGAACACCGTCCATCTGGAAAAGTAAGTCCATTGCACCACGACCATGTCTTGTCGTTGAATGGCTGTTTCTAATATGCGTTTGAGTATGTATTTGTTGCTGATGCCCGGAAGTGCAAGATTAACGCAGTCGACACCTAACATGTCGGACAACATGCGGGGCCATGCATGATCGCTGGCCACGGGACCTGGATTTTTGATGTCCTCGCCCACACAGTCAGGCAAGCCATGCCCGTAGGTTAGACTGCAACCTAAGGCAAACAGTTTCATTACAGTTTGACTATACCGTCCCTGACTAATCTTTCTCTATTGAGTTTGTGCTGTGCTTGAACGTCATCCTTGGATCCGCCGAAGTACGGTACTGCATGTCCTTCTTCGCACAGTATTTTCGATGCTGTGGTAACACCCACTTGGAAGTCTCCAAGGATACGACCGAACTTGCCCTTCATGTCTTCGCCGTTCTTGTTTACCTGTGTTTTAAGGACACCTGTTTTGCCCAGCAGTGATTTTAGTTTGGCTTTGGATGCCAATCCGAATTTCTTCTCCACCTTATCTCTGGTTCTGGATTCAGGTGTGTCAATGCCCATTATTCTGACTCGTTCGTTCCTTAACCAAATACCGAATCCTAAGTCGATGTCCACATCCACAGTGTCACCGTCCACCACTTTTAATATTTCACATTTGTATTCGTACATTTTATCTCCTAATCAATCTTGGCCCTATCAAGCCTTCTGTATATTTCTTCAATGTCCTTGAGGGCATTATGAATGCGTTGATCATCATCTATCTGTGTGTTGTTGACTTCACGCTCCATCTTGTCAAGTCTGCTATAGATATCTGAAACTTTGTTTGATGTGTCACGCATCTGCTCAACTGTGTCTCTCAGTGCGTATATCTGATCTCTCAGAGTATCCAGTTGTCCACGTGTGACTGTGTCATCTTTCTGACGCTCTAATGATCCTACAATTCCATTCACTTCAGCACTGATTGACTGTAAATCTAACAGTTGCTTGTTGATGTCTTGTTGGAATTGTAAAATAGAATCTATCCTTGAGTGAGCATCTGTTGATGTTTGTATAGACTGTTGAATCGATGTTTGTAGATCACTGGTGATTCTTAAGCCTCCATACACCACACCAATCAGAGGCAGGACTGCGGTGATGTAACCTATCCACTTCCACATTTTATAATGCTCCAAATGTGTCCATCAGTTTTGGGCCAAATGATGACACAGCATATCCCAATCCTACCAGTGTTGCCACACCGATCACCAACCATTTCATTTTAAAGTCATTCACTTCCATTTTGATAGCAATCAATTCATTGCCTAATATTCTTATTGAAAGTTCTAATTTGCCGTCATCTTTATCTGCCATTGTGTGTTCCTCTCATGTAGTGTTTGTGTGGTGAATATCCAAGAGATCTTCCAAAGAACTTTTTTAATAAAATTGTAAACCAACCAAACATTTGTGAGTATTTAATGAAAGTGGGCAATTTCTGTTCCCAGGTATTGCCCGACCCGGCTAACCTAACGAATTAGGCAGCAAGAGCTAGAGTTTCCTCTGCATTTAGATTTGCCAACTACTTTACAGGTCAATCCTATTTCACCCCCTCAGAACACCTGAAGATGTTTTAAGCGATTGAAATGGTGGAGGTGTCCGGTACCGCCCCGGAGTCCCATGTAACATCGAACGCCAGCACAACTATTTTATACTCGTTTTGGAAATTTGTCTACTGCTGTAGAGGTGGCACTGAGGAAGCAGGTTGTATGCCTGTGGTGCCTTGAATGTAGTTGTCAGCGGCAGCTTTGTTGGCTTTCTGCATGGTAACCACAGATGATTTGTTAAATGTAAAATCTTTGGTCATGTCACCCATCATGAGATACTGTGTCATGCCAATACCCTGTTGTGTCATTGTGAGTGCTAGTGGTTTGGCAACTTTTATGGTTTTGTCATCCTGTGATACAAATTTTGCTATCACTTCATCACCGCCTGTGATTCTCATGGCAATGATGTCATTGGCTTTGAAGCCTGAGTCAATTAACATTAAAGAGTAAATCCTTTCAGTGTGTCTTGGTCAACGTCTTGTTTAACACCACCAATGATGTATGACTCCACTTCTGTTTCTTGTGGTGCCACTTGTAAGCCTGCTGATGACAACCAGTGTTGTGTCCATGGCAATGGGTTAGCATTGGCAGGACGATCAAACAATGGATCAAATCCAATTGCTTTCAATCTTTTGTTGGCCACAAACTCAACATAATCGCCTAACAATTTTTCATTGAGTCCAATGATAGAGCCATCCTTCATCAAATGTTTGGCCCATGCTTTTTCTTCTTCAACACACAATCTGTACATATTAACAACATCGTCTTTACATGATTCTGCTATCTTTTTCATTTCACCATCATTGTTGTGCCAGTTTTTGATGATTTGTGTAGACAAGTTTAGGTGTGTGGCTTCGTCTCTGGCAATGAATGAAATGATCTTTGCTGAACCTTCCATAAGTTTTAGTTCACCAAATGCAAAAGTACAAGCAAATGACACATAAAATCTTAAGCCTTCAAGTATGTTTACATTTACCATGGCAAGATATAATTGTTTTTTAACTTCGTCCAGTGAACCTTCACCTTTGACAAAGTAGTTCTGTGCCATTTCTGAAAATCTATCATAGTTTTCTGTGACAGAAATTGCTCGTTTGACAATTTCGTCATCATTTAAAATTGTGTCAAACACTTCTGAAGGGTCAGCATACACATTCTTCATGATGTATGTGTATGAACGTGAGTGTATGGTTTCCATGAAATCCCATGTGATGATACAGCCTTCTAATTCTGGCAGTGAACAGTATGGTAAGAATGACAAACATGGACCTCTGCCTTGTACAGAGTCTAATAGAGTTTGGTATTTTAAATTTGCTGTAAAAATATGTCTTTGTTCAGGACGAAATGTTTGGAAGTCTGCTCTGTCCTTTTGTAACGATATTTCTTCTGGTCTCCAAAAGTACCCCAACATTCTTTGGTTCAATTTATCCATTTCAGGATAACGGAATTGATCGTATCTCTGTGTGTTCTGATCTTCACCAAAAAACATGGGTTGTTTGGTAAAGTCTACTTCATTTCTGTTGAATACTGTCTTGCTCATTGTGTTGTACTTATAATAGTGTCTTTCTTTAGTTGTGTCAACTAGATAGCACAAGCATCACACATTTCATCATCTTGATCTGTGTTTTCTTGTACTGTGAGTTCCTGTACAGTGTCTTCAATGCCTTGTGGTTGTACAGTGTCTTCTTCACCTTTGTAGTCATAGGTGTTTTGGTAGTATGATGTTTTCCATCCCAACTTGTAGGTTGTTAGTAGATCTTTGATCATCACACTCATAGGCACTTCATTGTTTTCAAAGTGTAAAGGATTGTATGACCAGTTGCCTGATATGGCTTGATCAAAAAACTTCTGCATCATTGCCACTACATTTATGTACCCTTCATTAGAAGGCATGTCCCACAGCAGTGTGTAATGATTTTTAAGTGTGTTGTACTGTGGTACCACCTGTTTGAGTGGACCTTTCTTTGATTTCTTAGTGGACAACAGAGCACGTGGTGGTTCAACACCATTGGTAGCATTTGATACCACAGAAGAAGATTCTGAAGGCATCTGAGCAGATAGTGTTGAATGTCTCAGTCCATGTTCTTTGATGTCTTTTCTCAGTGCTTCCCAATCCATGTTGAGTTTGTTTGGCACAATGGCATCAATGTCTTTTTTGTAGGTGTCAATGGGTAGAATACCATCAGCGTATTTGGTTTGAGCAAATCCATCACAGGCTCCACGCTCTTTGGCCAATTGATTTGATGCTTTTAATAGATAGTATTGAAATGCTTCTGATAGATCATGTGTGAGTTGCCATGCTTGTTTGTCAGCATACTTGACTTTGTTTTTTGCCAAATAGTGTGCCAGTCCAATGTAACCAATGCCCAGTGAACGTCTTGATTTGGTTGAACCTTCTGCCGCCTTGACTGGATAGCCT